TTGAACTGTGCTAGACGATTACGCCCAAGATTGAACGCCATGTTCACAAGAACCCTTTGAGCATCTGGAGCTTGTCCTGCAAAGTTTAAGACAAGAGCACAGGCATCAGTATAAGCAACATCACAGTCCTTACGGAAGACATCAAGGATTCTTTCGTCAGTCACTGGTGTGCCGACAGGCCAAGTGTGCTCCATATCTTCTTCGGTGACCATATGGCCGATTCCAAAGGTCGGGTATCCTTCAGAACATAAGTAGATCTCAGTGACGTAACCTTCGTGACGAACTAAGTCTTCTTTTACAATTTCGATTAGTTCATCCTTCGTCATTAACTATCTCCGCATCTATAATGTCTTCTTCAGTGGAAACCTTAGGGTCACCAATGCCACTAATGGTAATCGACACTGCAGGACGACCACCACTAGCATTATCTTTCTCAAAGTAACTCACAGGCAACATACGATCCATTAAGAGTTTCCAAGCCGCCGCTTGGTTTTTATGGTCATCGTTTAGTGCCGCATCAAGAATGCTATCTAAGACCTTCTTGGACTTAGGTGAAGCCAACATCCTAGCTTTATATTCATTAATGATTGCGGTGTCGCCCGGAGGTCGACCAACCTTATTCCTTTTTGTTGGTTTTTTTGATTCGACATCTTGTTTTCTAGGTCGACCAATCTTTTTACCACTAGGGCTTAAGGTTTCTTTGTAATCTGACACAAGTATTTTCCTTCTTAAGTGTTATGAGGGTACTTGATTGTAAAACATAACGACTAATTCTTAACGAATCACTCAATAGTTGCTCATTTGTACTTAATATACCTATATTATACCATAAAAATAACCAAAAGTCAAGAGGTATACTTAAGATTCCTTAGGATGCCCCAAGTTTACCCTTTTGTCAACCCCTTAGAGTCACTTTTATTCATTTAATTTAACTATGGATATCAAATAATTACATTAGTGTGACCAATGTGTTTCTTTTAGTCATTTTTTAGGTATTTCTTAGGGGTTTCCTGAGGGTTTCCTTAGCAAGTCTGGGTGGGTACACTAAAATAAATAAAATACCTAGGGGCTCCCCGGGGGTTATCCACAGGTTACCCACAAGAAAACAAAAGAAATCCACAGAAAAACCAAAGTTATCCACAGGAGCCAATGGCCAGTGGTGACACTTGAGCACACCTAAGGAGGCATCAGTGTTCAAAAGTGTAGCGAATGTGTGTGCTTTATGGTGCCTATGGCCACACCTAAGAACCCAACAGCAGACAGACGCTGAGAGCTCACAGGAAGCCCTCAGAGCGACGATGTGGTCTGAGGTGACCTTAGGTACCACCTGAGAGAGATCGTGGATTTCCTTATATATCAAGCACTTAGGCTCATCTGGGTTCTGTCGCTAAATATCTGCCTCTATATGTAGCAAATTGCTTGACTCCTCTGCGTCTATATGAGACCTTTGAGTCCTGCCCAACTGGGCCAACAAAATGGTGCAACGCAACAAGGAGAGCAACCATGAAAACATCAGCAGATATCTACCAGTCGATGAAGACTACGACCCTTCAGATCATGATTGAGACTTTGGGTCTTCCTGCTCATACCGCTGTCGAACTCATACAGGGTGCTGAGTCCAATGCTTACCAGTGTATCCGTGAGCAGGACGACAGTGAGCGTCTTGAGATGCCGTGGGTCAACGGTGACTACAGTGACCTCGCTGAGAAGTTCGTCGGCTCTATATATGGTGGAGTCGAGTATCACTTTGGACACCTTGAGAACTGGGGTGAGATCTACCAAGCAATTGAGGGCAGTGCTGAAACTGTCCTCAAGGTCTTGACTCCATCTAAGAAGCGGGTGCGCTTCTGTGTCACTGTCCCTGCTGAGATTGCAGAGCCTACATATATTGACTGTCATGACGGAGGCGGCTACAGCTTTGACGAGTCCAAAGTCCGTGAGGTTCTGGAAGCTCTAGGACTGAAGGAGGAGCCTACCTTTAACCTGTCAGGTGTCGAGGGTGACTACGACACAATCTGTGGGTACGATAACCTGCTTCAGGTTCGTTTCAAGCGTCACGATCACGCCGTGGCATTTGCACATCAACTAGGGCTCTCTTGAGCCCTCCTGAGGAGAACTACCATGAACACATTGACTCAAGCACAGATCGCCAAGGCGACTTTTGACCACTGCCGTGCTCATGAGAACGTGGCTGACCTGTCTGACAAGCAGGTCTGGGTGATCGGCTATATGTATGCCGGTTGGGTGACTGACCATTACGGAGCCGTCACTAATCACAAGCTCCTTGAGGTCATGCCTGAGGGCATGGCTGAGGTCATGGAGAGGTTTGACCTTGACCGTGAGATGTGGTTTGCCAGTCGAGCTTGACAATATCAACGGGAGGCTTTAGGGTCTCCCTCAATTGAACAGGAGAACGAACATGAGAAACGAATTTAACAAAGGTGATCGAGTACGGTGGCTCGTCGAGTCTTTCCCTGATGGCTTCAAGCTGTACCACGAGGGCGAGATTGAGTCTTTCTGGGGCACTGACGGCAGTCAGCGTCTGTGGTGGGTACAGCCTGACCGCAAAAACAACCCTCAGAGTATGGCTGAGGATCAGCTTGAGTTAATCGCCCACTGATGAGCCTAGGTTGCGCTAGGCGAAACGCAGGTGTATAGTCCTGCGTCTGGGTAGCAACACAGAGGAGAACTACCATGATTACGATTGTTAAGGTTGCGGTTAACTATGCCGCTGATATGCTCGACGCTCAGGCGTGGGATTTGGATTACTCCCTCAAGGGAGCAGAGTGGGACACTCGTGCTCGTTTGGATTTGATTGCCTTACAGTACGGCATCACGTCGGGCTTTGAGGTTTTTTGTGAGCACAACACAGGGGAGGCTCAGTCATGATTAATTGGTCGGAACACGTTGACTCAACAGGCAACGCACCAAGCGGAAAAGATGTTGATCTATCAATCAAACAGATCGCACCATTCACGCTCACTAAGGGCTCGTACTTACACACAGAGATCAAATACTGGATGGCTGATGAGTGCGGAAACGAACACACGAAAGCAATGTGGGAGTTCGTCAAGGATGGAGTCAGGAAAGGCTCTGAGTATCCTTTAGATGCTCTTCTTGAGGTCGTCTGTGAGTGTGACAATATTCTTGACATCAGGTCAGGAGAACTTCATTGGAGCGAGGATCGCGCAAACGATCTCCGCATGATCCGCAAGTGTCGTGAGATCATTGAGGCCATGAAGCCTTACCAAATGGTTGACGTGACCGCTTGCGAACTGTCTAATAGTCATCTGTTACCAAATTAAGGAGAACTATCATGAGAATCACAACAGCACATCTTGAGAACCTGACCGACTGGATCAACAGCGAGAAGGGCTATCCGTTGACAGCATACGAGCGAGACGCTGACGGTATCTTACACGCTCAGCAATTACACATCATGGTCAGGCGTTACAGTGGCCGTTGTCATGTCGAGCAAATCGTCAACGCAGGTGGTGGAGTGCGAGACCTTAACCACGGCACAGCACGGGAGTGCTACGAGTTCTTGCGAGGTATGCAAGAGGCGGTCATGTTAGATCGTAGGGCTGAGAGGTATGCGGCATGAGTGACCTAGAGCAATTGGTCTTGATCGTCTGGACAATGACGATCATTGGTTGGGGCATCGGTAAATTTTGGGAGCTCTACTGATTGAGGTTGACAGGCTGATGGAGTGCTCTATACTGGGCACTCTTTCAACAGGAGAAAACATATGAAAGCATATATTGAACTGATCAATGAAGCACTCAACCTAGGATTCTCAATTAGTGTGATATCAGAGGAGGAGCTAGAGATTGACGGATCAACCGATAAGGATGAGATCGTTGATATGGTCGAGAATCTAGATATGTCATGGCTAGAGTTCTATGATAACGACCGCTGTTATAGAGGATCAGCAACTATCAACCTGTGCGTTGATGATGACGAGACAGTATCAGACCATTCGATCAACCACACCAAAGACACTTGCGCTCCTCAGAACTGCGACAAGTGGATTGAGGAGTGGTTTAACAGAGTCGTAATGGCTTGACCGATACGAGAGTGGTCTGTACTATGCAGACCACATCTCAACACAGGAGAGACACAATGGAACTATTAGGTGTTATTCTGGGATGGCTTTTGTCGCCCTTTCGTGATCCAATGGACGAATCAGGAACCAACCGATACTGGGAGCATCCTGATTTTGAAGCTGAAAGCGATACAACAAAGGAGTCAACTAATGACAGACCATGAGCAACAATACGACCCACAATTGCAATGGGTCATTGAGGAGGTGATCTTTGCGGTCACCCAGCAGAAACAGACCGACGCTGTCTGGTTTGATGTCTATGAGACGATCACAGGCTCAACGGCTGACGATGCGTGGGACGAATATCAAGCGCAACAGAGAGCCGATGCAGAGGGCGAGGCTCGTTATGAACAGGAGCGTGACAGTGAATAAAGTTCCACCCGTAGAGCGTGACCTACTCACAGGAGGTCTCACGATGTCCTGTGCATCGCTCTGGTATAACTTCCTCGCTGAGGAGTTCGATTGGCAGGGTAATAGGTCACTATCAGAATATTACAAACGTCGAGCACAGGAGCTCTCCGTAGCTCCTAGGGGCTCTTTACATGACAATCAACTAGAGAAGGCAATTAAACAATGGAAACGATAACTTTTGCGGATGTAGCGTTGCTTTTTATAGCGACAATTGGAGTTTCAATGACTGTTGGAGGTCTGGCTTTTTGGGTCATCATGGCAATTAAAGACTGCAAGGAGAACGATTAATGTTGGTAACGTTGATTACTTTAGGTATACTGTTTACAATGGCAATACTGTTAGAGGACTAAATAATGAGATGTAGAGCGTGTAATGTTGAACTGAGTGACTATGAGTCGACCATCAAAGACAGTCAAGGTGATGAATACTTTGACTTATGTTTAGAGTGCTTGACAGCAACTAGACAAGCAGTGTTTGACTCTGAACTCAAAGGAGAGTATAATGTTACTAAAGAGTACCAAAGTTCTTCAGAAGAACCTG